TTGGATATTTTGGTGGTGGATATCTCAATGGTCCATACATAAGTAATATTACAAGACTTGATTTCTCAAATGAAACTGTAAGTGACCCAGGAAACAATTTGCCTGGTGTACGGGGACATATAGCAGGAACTTCAAGTAATACTTATGGATATTTTGGAGGTGGCGGAACTCCTGGATTTGACTCGAATGTAATCAATAGACTTGATTTTTCTAGTACAACATTAAATAATCCAGGGAAAAATTTACCTATGATAGTTGTTTCGGCGGTTGGACTTACTGGAGGTAAATCTTATACTAAAATGACCAAAACTTATGGGTACTTTGGTGGTGGATACTTTCCAGTATTTGTTAATACAATTTCAAGACTTGATTTTTCAACTGATGGTTTTAGCAATCCTGGAAAAAATTTACCAACTGTTAGGGGATGGACCGCAGCAGTTTCAAATAATTTTTACGGATACTTTGGTGGTGGAGCTAGTCCATCAATTATCAATACAATATCAAGACTTGATTTCTCCAATGAAACTGTAAGTGATCCTGGAAAAGATTTACCTTTAGCAAGATATAATTTCGCAGGAACATCAAGTAATTCTTATGGATATTTTGGTGGTGGGGCTGCCCCAGGAACAGAGATTTGCACAATAACAAGACTTGATTTCTCCAATGAAACTGTAAGTGATCCTGGGAAAAATTTATCATCAGCATTACAAAATTCAGTAACAGTCTCAAATAGTTCATATGGATATTTTAGTGGTGGACACTCCACAATATCAAGACTTGATTTTTCCAATGAAAATGTAAGTAATCCTGGGAAAAATTTATCATCAGCATTACAAACTATGACAGCAGTTTCAAATAATTCTTATGGATACTTTGGTGGTGGGTATTTACCACCATATATTAATACAATTTCTAGACTTGATTTTTCCAATGAGACAGTAAGTAATCCCGGAAAGAATTTACCAGTTGGTGTTAGTAGATTGGGTGGAACATCATCTATGTTTTTTGGATATTTTGCAGGAGGTCAGACTTCACCGACTGTAAGAACTGCCTCTGTCTCAAAGATTGATTTCTCAACCGAAAATATAAGTGCTTCTCCTAGTTTACCAAGTGCTAGAAATATTTTAACAGGTCTTTCAAACTCAAACTAATATTATGAAAACTTTTTATTTTATGTCTGGACTTCCACGTTCAGGTTCTACCTTACTGACAGCATTACTCAATCAAAATCCAGAAGTACATGCATCTACAAACTCTCCACTTTTAGATACAATACACTACACAGAAGAGTATCTTTTATATCAATCAGAACAATACAAAGCAACACCAAATCCAGAAGGAGCACATAAGGTCTTATCATCAATACCTGATAACTATTACTTCAATATCCCACAAAACATTATCATAGATAAATCTAGAGGTTGGGTTAATGAAATTCAACACATTCAAGATTATATTACAAAAGAACCAAAGATTATATGTCCAGTCAGAGATATTCAAGATATTATCTCCTCATTTTTAAATCTTGTTTATCATTCAAAAACAACTTCTTTTATTGACGAAGCACTTATTGCTAATGGTATAGAGATTAATAATGATAATCGTACAGACTACCTAATGTCTCCACAAGGGATTATCGGACAATCATATCATGCACTTTCAGAAGCATTTTGTAAAGGTAACAATAAATATTTGTTATTAGTTGAATACGATAATCTGGTAAATAAACCACAACAAGAACTTAATCGCATTTATGACTTCTTAGAACTTTCAAAATTTACTCATACTTTTGAAAATATAAAACCAAAATGTGATGAGAACGACGAAGTTTATGGTTTAGAGAATATGCACACTGTCAGAAATAAGGTTGAAAAAATACATCGTGATAATACAAAGTTCTTAAGTAAGTATGTGATTGATAAATATAATTATATGGAGTTCTGGAAATCAAGAACTCAAAGATATTCTATTTTTGGACTCTAATGGCAGTATTTTCACTCAACGAAGTTAAGGTAGAGCAAGTAAAAAATATTGAAAATAATAACTTCACTAGTTGGCCCGAAAGTGCTACTTATGGATATTTTGGAGGTGGATATACTGGCCCACCTGGAATATCATGCACTATTAATAGACTTGATTTTTTCAATGAAACATTAAGTGCCCCTGGAATAAATTTACCTTCAGCAATATCAAGAGGTGCAACAGCAACTTCAAATTTATATGGATATTTTGGTGGAGGTAGTTTTGGTTCAGCTGGAGTGTCTATAGTCACAAGACTTGACTTTTCTAATGAAACTGTAAGTAGTCCGGGAAAAAATTTATTTCTTGGATCTAGATTACTTGGTGGTGTTTCTAGCATTTCATATGGATATTTTATGGGTGGGTTTACCCCAGGTTATGATAGTACAATGCAAAGACTTGATTTCTCTAGTGAAAATGTAAGTAACCCTGGAAAACCTTTGCCTTTTGGAAGGGCAGGGATTGCAACTGTGTCAAATAATCTATATGGTTATATAGCGGGTGGTGCGACAACAAGTTTAATTGAAAGACTTGATTTTTCGACAGAAAATATAACTACTCCAGTAAATAGGTTACCTAATACTAGAAACGATTTTGGTGGAGTTTCTAGTAAATTATATGGATATTTTGGAGGTGGTTATAGTTGGCCACCAGCTTTAGCATATAATACTATTACAAGATTGCAGTTTGACACCGAAACTATAAGTAATAATCCTAGCACACTAGCAGGTATTTCTAGAGCAGCCCCTAAAACAGTTAACACTGACTCATATGGATATTTTGCTGGTGGATTTTTCTCACCTCCATATTCATATGTAAGTACTATAACTAGACTTGATTTTGGGACAGGGAGTACAACTAATTTAGCTAACAATCTTCCACAAAATAATAATGGACTATATTCAATGTCTGGTGGAACATCATTTTATCGTGGTTCTAAGACTTTTGGATACTTTGCTGGAGGTAGTGATCCGGTTCCTTCACAAATTTCTACAATCAATAGACTTGATTTTTCTAATGAAACATTAAGTGACCCCGGAAAAAATCTTCTAGTAAATTGTGCTAACTCAGCAACGGTAGCATCTAATAATTATGGTTATATATGTGGGGGAAATCGGCCAAGTTTGTTTACTTCTGTAGTGCAAAGACTTGATTTTGTTAATGAAACTGTAAATATCACTGGAAAAAATTTACCTATGCAAACTGGTAATGTAGCAGGGACTTCATCAAGTTCTTATGGGTATATGATTGGTGGATATACTGGAACTAGTCCAGGACCGGGAGTATTTTTTACTACTTTAATCAGAAGAATAGATTTTTCAACCGAAAATGTAAGTCTTCCGGGAAAAAATTTACCTGGAGTAAGATATTCTGTGGCAACAGTTGCAAATACATCTTATAGTTATATTTGTGGCGGTGATATTCCTACTGGTAGAACATCTAATGTCTTTAGACTTGACTTTTCTAACGAAACTATAAGTAGTCCAGGAAAAAATTTACCACTGGCCGCAACAGGTCAAGGCGCAGTTTCTACTAATTTATATGGTTATATTGCGGGTGGATTTTCACCACCAATGAGTACCATTACAAGACTTGATTTTTCCACAGAAAATTTAAGTCTTCCTGGCAAAAATTTCACAATACCAAGATCTAATATAAGAGGAACATTAAGTAGTTATTATGGATATTTTGGTGGTGGTGCAAATCCGCCCTCTGCGCCCACGGTGCTCAGCACTATTACAAGACTTGATTTTGCCACAGAAAATTTAAATGATCTAGCAAATAATTTTTCCGTGGCAAAATCTTCGGTAAATTCACTGGCAAACTCAAACGCACACTAAATAAAATACCTACATCATTTTGATATGAAATCTGGAGCAACTGAAAGTTCTTTTTATTACCTAAATCAACATTATCAATTTCCAAATAATGTTGAAGTTTCAAGAAGTATAGAAGTCTTAGCACAATCAGATAAACAATATAAAATTCTTTGGGCGCATGATAACTGTGACCAACCACAACTCTTAAGACTTCCAGAACTTGTATCGCAGATTGATAAGATTGTCTGCGTATCAAACTGGGAAGCAGAGCAATATATCAAATACAAGCGAGCACCGGAAGACAAAATTGTAGTCATTCCAAATGGTGTTGCAGATATTTTCAATCTTAAATCCCCAAAATCAAAGACAGCAATCTATTTCTCTGGACCACACAAGGGTATTGTACCACTTCCAAAAATTTGGAAGCAGGTGATTCAAAATCACCCAGATGCAAAATTAAAAGTATTTTCTTCTCATAATCTTTATGGAGAACAATACGAACAACACTTTAAGATTCCAGAACACTTAGAGGCAATTGAAGAATTGAAGTCTCTTCCTGGTGTTGAGTATTCTCCTTGTATTGACCGTGAAACACTACTACCTCATATCCAAGATGCTGCATTTTTCGTACATCCTAATGTCTGGGAAGAGACCTTCTGCGTGGCTCTAGCAGAGGCAATGGTTTGTGGGTGTTATCCAATTACCAGTGATATAGGAGCATTAAGTGAAATTTCATTCAATCGTGGTAAGTACATTCCAATGGATGGAAAAAATACTTCGGTTGGTTGGGAGCCATCTCCCAAGTTTATCAATGAATTCGCACAAGAACTTTCAAGATGTTTTGAGTTTTTTGATAAAGAACCAGAAACTTTTTATAATGCAACGAAAGAACTTTCTTGTATCACCAAAGAAACTTATGATTGGAAGAAAATCGCAGTAGTATGGGAAACCCTCATTAATGATATTCAGGCTCAAACAGTAAGTCGCCCAAAGTATTACTGTATGGTGAATATGAAGTGTTCTGAAAAGTATACTCACCTTGCTTTAGATACATTCTTCAGAAATAGTATTTTCAATTCAAATGATAAGTTCTTCTTGATCGATAATGATAAAACATTTACTCAAGACTATGAAAATGTAACAATCATTTCAAACTCATCACCAAAGTCATTTGCAGAGAATATGAACTTTATTCTCAAACAAGCACTTATCGATGGTGCTGATTTTGTTGGACTGAATAATGATATTGCATTTACAAAAAATTGGAATCACAATCTTGGTGACTCTAGTAGTATTTCAATTCCATTATGCAATCAACATCTACAGGTTGGTGGACTAAAACCAGAAATGCAACTTGAAGAGTTTGTTGGAAAAGAAGATCAATTAAATGAGTTAGCACAACATATTACAACAAACAACCAAGATATTCCTACAAATTTAATCAAAGCATTCTATTGTTTCTATGTTCCTCATGAAGTGAGTTCAAAGGTTGGTCTGCTAGATGAAGAGTTTGGACTTGGTGGTGGAGAAGATATTGATTATACCTTAAGAGCAGAACAACTTGGTATTGAAACTAAGTTTAATCGTGGTTCATATCTTCTACATTTTTCTCATAGAACATTAGATCATGAGACAGTAGAAGAAAAAGACAAAAGAACAGAACAATTATACCTGCATTTTTGTAAAAAGTGGGGTAAAAAAGTTGCAAATTCAAGATTATCTCTTGCAGTAACTCAAAGATATTCGTGATAAATAACAATAACACAATTAAAAGATTGAATAAGTATGTCTAACAATTATGAAGCAATTGCACTTGCAACATCTAAAGAAGTTTTAGATGATAGCAATGAGTTTATGTTGAAGGTTCTTCAAGAGGCAACTCGCTGGGAAGAAAGTGAAACAGAACTTGCACAAGGTCGTTCAGATTTTCAGATTGAGAAGTTTATTATTCACGACAACTTCACAATCCCATCAGCATTTAAAGCAGCACTGATTAATCGTAGAAGTGTAGCAGAGGGACTTCTTCAGCAAGTGATTGAAGCAAAAAGAGCAGCAAGAGAGTTTCATTATAAGTGGGACGGAAAAGATAAAACACAACCAATCTGGTGGAAGACACGTCAAGGTGGTGAAGAGCTTAATTGGTATGATATTGATGAGTTTCATTTCCACCGTATGCTTGAAGGACTCAATCGTGGATTCAAAGCAGCAGTTGAAGAACTTGAATGTTTTGATAAACTTATTAATCGTTTGATTGAACTAAATGGTGGTAAGTTAGTTTCACGAGACCAATATAATGAAGACCAACCAAACTACTGGGAGCGCAGACTTGCAAATCAATCTCTGGATGATTTACTCGCTGCAAGAACTGGTGTAAATGCTGGTAATATTCGTTCTATGAGAAGAGCAAGTGCTCCTACAGTATTACCTGATGATGTAAATCGCACCAAGGGAAGTTTTGGAGATCCAAATAATCCTATGGATTTTCTGAATAGTCTTCAGCAAGCAGTTGCTTCTGGTATTGAAGAAATTACAGGTATGGATCAACAACTTCTTCGTGGTGTTGAAGAGCAAACACAGAAACAAATTCCCGAGTCATTATTTAACCCAGACCTTAGAGTAGAGTAAATCCGATGCCTGTTATAGGAGACACTTTTGGATTAAATTCTGTTTATGAAAAACAAGTACAAAATATAGAATCAAATAACCTTGTAAGTTGGCCTGAAAGTGCAACTTATGGATATTTTTGCGGTGGCATTTCACCTATATCAACTATCAGCACAATTACAAGACTTGATTTTTTTAGTGAAATTGTAAGTCTTCCTGGAAAAAATTTACCTGTGGCATTTAATAGTACTGGAACAGTAAGAAGTATTTCTTTTGGGTATTTTGGTGGAGGCGGAATTGATGGCGGAAGCGTTTCCACCATCACAAGATTTGATTTTTCTAATGAAACTATAAGTCTTCCAGGAAAGAATTTGCCAATGACATTAGCTAGTCCAGGGATTTCTAGTAAATCCTATGGATACTTTTTTGGCGGAAATGGCCAGCCAACCACAATTAGTACAGTCCATAGACTTGATTTTCTCAGTGAAACTATATCTGCTCCTGGAAAAAATCTTCCAGCAACTAGAACTGATGCGGCAACAGTTTCAACTGATTTATATGGTTATCTTGCTGGAGGATGGCTAAGCGAACCATCAATTTTTACAGCATATAGTACAATCACAAGATTTGATTTTTCAAATGAAAATATAAGTAATCCTGGAAGAAATTTACCTGCGAACATCTATGGTACTCAGGGAATATCTGGAAATTCTTTTGGATATTTTTGTGGTGGATGGAATTTTCCGGCAAGTGGCAGAATTAGTACAGTCTCAAGACTTGACTTTTCAAATGAAACTTTAAGTGCTCCTGGAAGTAATCTTCCGGAAGCAAGAAATGTTATGACCGCAGTTTCAAATAGTTCTTTTGGATATATTGGCGGTGGATTTACAACAGGACGTATTAGTACAATAACAAGATTTAATTTATCCAATGAAACTACAAGTAATCTTGCGGTTAGTTTACCCGAAAGTATAAGTCAATCAATGTCACTTTCCGGTGGAGCATCAGTTTATCGTGGTTCTAAGACTTTTGGATACTTTGCTGGCAGATTTCCCTCTGTAAATACAATATCAAGACTTGATTTCTCCAATGAAACTGTAAGTAATCCAGGAAAAAATTTGGGAACGGGAACATTTGATTTAGGAGCAGTATCAAATAATTATTATGGATATTTTGTAGGTGGAAATGGTTTAAGTCTAATACAGAGATTAGATTTCTCTAATGAAACTTTAGGCAATCCTGGAAAAAATTTACCAATAATAGCCTGGAGTATGGGTTCAACCTCAAGTAATTCTTATGGTTATTTTGGGGGAGGATACAATCCTTCAACAAGAATTAATACAGTCACAAGACTTGATTTCTCCAATGAAACTGCAAGTAACTCTGGAAATAATTTATCAACGGTAAGAGGAAATTTAACAGCAACTTCAAACAATTCTTATGGTTACTTTGTTGGTGGTAATGCTCCGGGATTTTTAAGTACCATCACAAGACTCGATTTCTCAAATGAAACTGTAAGCAATCCTGGAAAAAATTTACCAACAGCAAGACAGAATATAGGATCATTTTCAAATAATTCTTATGGATATTTTGGTGGTGGTTATGCTCCCCCTGTGATTAATACAATCACAAGACTTGATTTCTCAAATGAAACTGTAAGCAATCCTGGAAAAAATTTACCAACAGCAAGAAATAGCGTAGGAGCAACCTCAAGTAGTTTTTATGGATATTATGGTGGTGGAAATCCAAATATAAACACCATCACACGACTTGATTTTTCCACAGAAAATGTAAGTGATCCTGGAAATAATTTGCCCGCATCAGGTGGACAGCGTGGTGTAGTTTCAAACTCAAACTAAATAAAATTACATATACAATTCTATTATGAATGATATTCTTGCTAATGTTTTGATTCAACCTAAAGTAGTCACTCCAGAAGGGTTGAAATTTTTAACCGATCATATGAAAAAATCTCATAAAGAACAAATGTCTGTTTTTGATGCTGAAAGAAGTGATATAACAAGGCAAAGAGAATCAAAAATAGATAAGTCAGTTAGAAATGTCGAGTGCGCTGATTTGCTTCCAGTCTATCCTCAAGTCAAAGATTTACTTGATAACATTGTAAAAAATGTAATTAATCCATTCTACAACTTTGAAGTAAGAGATAGTGAAGAACCACAATTGCTTTGTTATAGTCCAGGAGGACACTATAAACCTCACAACGATGCAGAAGGTTTGTGGACAAATCCTGATGGTACTCAGATTTGGAAAAAAACAATAGATAGAGATATATCTACTGTTTTATTTCTAAATGATGATTTTGAAGGTGGATATTTTTCTTTTCCTGATTTAAGAATTAAAGTCAAACCAGAACCAGGATTACTTCTATGTTTTCCATCTTCTAGATGGTATACTCATATGGTAGAACCAGTCATCTCAGGAAACCGATATAGTCTTGTTACTTGGATGAGAGTTAAAGGTTTTAAAACAAAAGATGAAATTGATAGAGAGATTGCCGAAAAATATGGTATTGAAGTTTATTAAATATTAGTCAATAATTCATAACACTTTTGATTTTTATCATACGCATACTCTACATATTCTCCATTTTTTCTCACAAAATGAAGAAATAATTGCATAAATCTATCATGTTCATGAGTTCTCAATGGACTTCTCCAATGAGGTACAGTTGTTCCCAAGTATGCAACACCATGCCCTGGAGGAGTTACAACTGCTTGTTTATTTCCTTCTAGATCTTTAAGTTTAATTGGCCAAGGAGTATCTCCACAAATATTCATAGTAACTGATATTTCACAAGATGGTCTATCAGTATGGCAATTCATCCATCCTCTATTATGATAAGTTGTAGAGAACCAATAAGAAGGAATAAGTTCCTCTCCTAAGAGTTCTTCTAAAATTGGTTGTACTCTTTTCATTACAAAAGCACATGCTGGAGGAGCGTAACAAGTTAATACGTGTCCTCTTTCTGGGTCAAAATGAGGTTTTAATCCACCAAGATCTCTAATTGCCCCAGATAAGTTTGCATATTTAATTTGAATAGCTTCTTCTTTGGTAATAATTGCTGGAAGATAGTACCAACCTTTCTTTATAAAATCACTCATATAACTCTAAATAATACTAATTAATACTATATATTAGTTCTGAACCCTGACAGAGTTATTATACAGGGTTTTATGGGTCTTGTCAACCCCCTTGACAAACCCAGCTAAATACGGTATGATGTACATTCAATATTCTAAGTAAATCAAATGACCATGACACCTGAACAACTTCTTGAAAACTTCAAGACTCAACAAGCACAAACTATGGAAGAAATCCGTAAGCTTGATGTAGAATTAGCCCAAAAGAAAGAGCTTTATGTTAAGCTCCAAGGTGCTATCGAAGGTCTAACTCTTCTCAATCCAGAAGATCAGACCGAAGCACAACCAACAGACACTGAAGTAGTAACCGAAGCTCTTGCATGATGTCCAATCCAAATGACATTAAAGATGAATTGATGCAAAAACTCAAGGGTCTCTCCGAAACTGTTACAGATTCTTTCGGAGAGATTGCCAAGGGCAACAACATGTTTGTAGAATCCGCAGTACAGGAGGCTAGAATGTCTACCTGTCGTTCCTGTGAGGACTTCAATGCCAAAACTACACAATGTCGTCGCTGTGGCTGTTTTATGAGTGCAAAAACCAGACTCAAAGTAGGTTCTTGTCCTGTTGGCAAATGGGGTAAAGTATCATGAACAAAAACCAAATGTTTGACAAAATTCTGAAAGAACGTTGTGATCGTTTTCAACAACTGATTGAAGAAGGTCGTTATGAAGATGCAATTTCAATTGGAGAGGAGTTTGACGAATGGATAGCAGTGTGTCAGAGTTGGCAAACAGAATAGACATTCTAGAAAGCCAACTAAAAGAACTGCAAGTACTGGTGAATAAGATTATTCTTATGATCCATGTTGCAGATACTGATTTGCAAAATCAAACTCACCTATTGGACTCATAAGATTTACTGATCACCGAACCTCTTGACAAATCCCGAATCCTCATATATATTATTACAGTTGAATGAGGATTCACTCATGGCTTACCTAAGTTACCGAGGATCTATTTTGGATCAGATTCGTGATGAGATCAAACTTGATTCCATCTATCGTAAACAGGGACTTGACAACTATGATGAAGAGTCCTATGATGACTTCGCCAACGATTACGACTACGATTACACCTTCGATTACGCAGACTGATTACTAACTATGGGACGCACATTTCGTAAAGGAAACAAAAATCCTAACGGTAGCCTCTCTGAGCTACGCCAAAACGCATCACTTCAAGATCTTGAATATGATGAAGGTTTCCGAGAGTACAAAATCTCTGGAACCAAGCGTTGGAATCGTAACGAGTCCACGTTCCGAGATTATGATGATTACGAATACTAATCTTCTATAGGGGCTTATCGGTCCCTTTTCTATTATGACACATTACGACAAGTTAATGGACACCATCAAAGATCATTTGTATGGCTACTATATTAGTGGTCAACATGATGATAAATGGGATGAGGAAGATGCAAAAGAATCTTCTGCCAGCATCCTTAAAGCAGTTGAAGAATTTCAAACTAAGCGAGCTAACTTAGGACAATGGAGGGCTAGTGACTGAATTTACTCTTGAACAAAAGAAGATTATCTTCAATGCAGTTCGATACTATCAAATGAATCGAGTACCACTAAATGGAAAAGAGTATGGTATTTGTGATGAAATTTTAGAAAGTTTATTCACCGAAACCAAATTAAAACAATGAGAGCAGGAGACACAGTTAGATTCTTAGGTTGCTCCCAAGAACAAATCCGATGGGGAAGTAATGATGACCCAAATCCACATTTATTTGTTGGCGATAAGTATTATGTAGAACATGTACACATTCATTCCAATCATACTAAAGTAGAATTGCGAGGAGTAGCTGGCAAATTTAATTCTGTCTGCTTTGAAGTAGTAAGTAAATGATATACGACAACGAAAAACTAAACGAAATCTTTCGTGACACTTGGCCCAATCTTCATTGGGCTTTTAACCTACACAATACAGTAAAAGAAAATGACAGACAGAGCACAGAAGTTGATGACAGAGATCTGGGAGGAGAGACACTCTTGGGCTGATACTGAAGAGAAACTGGTATCTGCAGTTATTCGCAAGACTTTAGATCACTGCAAAACTTTTGTTGCTCAGAAGATGAACAATATGTCTGTAATTGATAAAAACGATTTAATTGCTTTATCAAACGAACTTGAACAACTGCCATGAGTAAATTTCAATCAACCATCTCAACTGTTGCTGCCCTTGCAAGTATCTTTGGTGCTGGTGCAGCTGGATGGAAGCTTGCACAAGTAAATTCAGATGTACCGCCAACAGTATTAGATCAAAAGATTGAACAACTAGACCAAAAACTAGAAGATTTAAGTAAACCAGAAGTGATAGCTGAAACTCCTGCACCACACCCAGTCGAGGAACCTCCACAACCACCCTTGACACCAGCACCACAACCTGCTATACTACCTCCAGTACCACAAACTCAACAAACTCCACCTCCACCACTGCCTCCTTTGCCATGAATACTGTGAGAAAGCTTGCCAGCGTTGCTGAAATCACTTACATCAAACCTATTGAAGGTGCTGATGCTATTGAATGTGCCATCGTAAATGGTGGTTGGCCTGTAGTTATTCGTAAAGGTGAATATCAAGTTGGTGATGTTGCCATCTATCTTGAGATTGATAGTTGGGTGCCTCACAAACTTGCTCCTTTTCTGAGTAAGGGTCAAGAACCTCGTGAATATAATGGTGTAAAGGGTGAGCGTCTTCGCACTGTGAAACTTCGTGGTCAACTCAGTCAGGGACTTCTAATCAAACCATCGGATATTCCTAATTCTATTATCTATATGGATCTGGTGGTTGGTGAAAATGTATCTCATATTCTTGGAGTACAGAAGTGGGAACCACCTATTCCTGCTCAACTTCAGGGTACGATGAAGGGTAATTTCCCTCACTTCATTCCTAAAACTGATCAAGAACGCTGTCAGAATCTTCGCAGGGAAATCTTTGAGGAACACGAAGGTGAAACCTATGAAGTAACGACTAAACTTGATGGTAGCAGCATGACTGTCTACGTCAAGAATGGTGAAGTTGGGGTATGCTCCCGTAATATTGATCTGATTGAAACTGAAGGTAATAGTTTCTGGAAGGCAGCACGGGAACAGAATATCGTTGAGGCACTTGCTCGTATCAGTGAAGATAAGGGCGAAGAGTATGCCATTCAAGGTGAACTGATTGGTGAGGGTATTCAGGGTAATCCTGAGAAAATCGAAGGTCAACACTTCTATCTGTTTGACATCTACAGTATCACTGAGGGTCGTTATCTGAAACCTCAAGAACGCTACAGTATTATGGATAAGATGAATCTTAACTATGATGCTTATATTAATCATGTTCCTTTTATTGATACTGTCTGTATTGTCACCAATGAATTCAGCACTATTGATGATCTTCTGGCATTTGCTGAAGGTCCATCGCTGAATCCTCAAACTAAGCGTGAAGGTCTGGTATTCAAGTCCTATGATAGTGATTTTACTTTCAAGGCAATTGCTAACTCCTATCTTCTGAAGCACAAAGACCGATGAAACTCTTTGATTATGAGACTTACGAGGACTATGGAAAAGAATGGTTCCTCCAAATACTTACATGTCGTAATTTTGCTCTGTTTGATTTTACTCTCCAATGGGATGATTATGGCTCCGATGAAATCTTCCCATCAATGTCATTGAGTATTGGTTCTAGTCATTTGCTTGGATTTTTCTTTCGTTGGAACAGATTTCAATTTGATTGTAGTATAGTTGATGCAGAACCAAGAAATCTTG